TCTAATAATGAGTTCTTCATCACCTTTAATAGTTTCTGTTAGTTTGGCTTTTAACCAATTTGTTGCATCTATTCCCAATGCCTTCTCTTCAAGGTCTCTTGTTCTTTTCTCTGGTGTATCAACGCCTGCAACTCTAACTCTTTCTTTCTTGTATAGATCAAAACCGAGGTCAATAGTAACATCGATAGTGTCACCATCAAGAACCTTGTCTATCTTCGTCACTCGGAAGTTGTAACAACTCTTCCGTGACGGTGGTGTCATCGCTCCCATTTGGCCAAAACTCATCGTACTTAAATATGTAGTAGATTACGATACCTACTGCAACAAGTAAGATGGCAATCATAATATTAATTGACCAGACTACTTCACCCATACAAAGGTCTCATCATAGGTAGACATAAGATTATCTATATTATTTTTTTCTCTAAACTCAGCGACTGCCTCTCTAACCATTGGAGAGAAGTAATCATGTCCAGAAAATAATCCACCCTTCTTAACCTTTGGATACCACACTTTAAGATCTTGTACTGCTTGCTCCTTTGTTAGATAAGCATCTAGGAATATAAAATCCAATGATTCATCTTCAATCTTTAAAGCTGCAGCATTACTATCCATTTCTAAGAACCTAATCTTATCTTTAAGTTCTGGTGCAATATGATTCAAACGATGAAAACAATATAGTTTAACAAACTCTATATCCTTTTCATCAAATTGCATAGTAGGTAAATCTTTATTTGTAGTAGATGCATTCATATAATCATCAAATGGTTTATATGCATCAACACCGTATAGCGTTTTAATATTTGGACAATTAAAAAGCATGGTCAGAAAAGAATCTCCTCGTAAAACACCGAGTTCGAGACCTACTAGATCTGTACCATGCAAATTAATTACAGGAACCATAGACCTTATGTCGGCTCCTAATGCACCAGTATAATTATAATAAGGTTCGGCTTTTCTTCCATCTTCTCTAAGATGTTTTGGAAAACCAATTGGATATGAATCCGCAATATCTGTAGCTGCTGCTACATCAACCCAAGCCATAATTTAAAGTTTAATTATTTTTATTTATCTGCTATAAATTCTCCTCTTGTTCAGCCAATAATGTTAGGTCTGATGTTGGTAAGGCAACACATGTTAAAACAAATCCTTCTTCAATTTGGTCATCATCTAAAAAGAATTGATCATCTTGATTAACAGTACCTTCTACTATCTTCATACAACATGAAGAACATGAACCTGCACGACAAGAATAAGGATGGTCTAAACCAGCCTCTTCTAATGCATCTAATATAGGAGTTTCCTCATCGCATTCAAAAGTACTGGTTTCACCGTCTGGTGTTTGAAGAGTTATAGTAGCCATTTAAATGATACAAGGCACTGTTATTTATTTTACGGTGGAGTGACTACATTATTTGTTCCGTAATCCTGACCATTAACTTTTTTTGGTTTGATTGGAAATAACCAATACCACAATCTAGTTAACATGAATAACTCCTTTCATACCAGCACCTGCATGAGGATCGCATTGGAATGTATAATCACCAGGTTCAGGAAATGTTATTTCAAAACTGTCTCCAATAGCAAATGCTAGATCTCCATGAGATAACTCTGGATGGTCATCTATCATAACATTGTGAGGAGGTAATGCACCATTAGTAAAGGTGATAGTATCACCAGCACTAACAGTAACTTCATTTGGTTCAAAAACTAAATTGCCATTTGAACCCATAGTAATATCTGCAGCATATGCTTTTGCTGCTAGTGTAAAAGAAAGAAAAAGTGAAGTTAACATTATAGTTAACCTAGACATCCACCACATAATTTCGTGTTTCATAAATTTAACGTCCCATAGGCACAATGCCCATTAAAAAGTCTAGACCTGTTTCATTTGTACAAGAATCAACAAAAGAAGGATGCTCCTTTAAAAAGGGAACATCCTCCTGTGCATCTTTAATAGCTTCGTAAGAGTCATTTGCGTACTCACAAATATAGTGACGACGCTGCTCTGTATCGTGATACCCTACGGTATAATGGTTCTGGGGCATGATCTTTCAATCCCATATGTACTTGTATTTAGTATAGCATATAAGTACAAATACGCATTAGGTGTGGGATTACTTATAATGATATGATGCCTTGTTAGTCTTTCCTAATTTACCACTTCTTACCTTAGTACCTGAAGTTTCACCATCTCCTTTAGGATGTTTACCTGCAGCAGACTTACCTAAGTTAATTGACTTTTCAGGTTTCTTAGACTGAGTATCATGTAACCTTGCTGGCTTACTCTTGTCCTTTGTGATTACTGATTCTTGACCGTGCTTTCTGCCAAGACGACGCATTGTTTTACCAAACCTACGTTTTGACATCTTATCAGGTTTAGAAGTTTGGTAAGAGACTTCTCTACCAGTACCTTCCTTTCCGTCATCACTCTTGTACTTGTATTCACCAACACCTTTCTTATAACCTATACCTTTCTTTTTCAGATCCTTCTCAAGACCTTTTCTCTTTTCACGATTCTTTTTCTCATCACTACCACGGTCAGCAGAGATGTTACCAGTAACTTTAGTCTTAGACTTAGTTAACATTCTGGTTGTTGGGTTGCCCTCAACTATGTTGATAAAATCTTTATAGTACATAACCTTTAATTGTGCTTCTTGTGCTAACTTATTTGCCGTAGCATACATGACTTCCTTGTCACGTTTCCCATATAGTTTCTTAAAGCGATGAGCACTTTTGTTCTTCATCCCTCTAACTATACGTTCTGCTTCTTGGTTAACGGCTGGCATCTTAGCCTCCGACTACTTGTACTTCTTCTATTATAACTGCACTAGTTGCTGCAGTAATTTTAACAGCACGTTGAATTCTTGCTTTACTACCTGATGACCAAGTGTAAGTAGAAGTAGCAGATGAATCAATATCTGTACTCAACATACCTAAACCATTATCACCAGTTATTTTTTTACCAGCAGTACCAGCAGATAAAAAAGCACCATTGATAGCAGCGTCTGTGCCATCATCAACTACAGCAATATAATCTCCTACAGAAAATGGATGATTGCTAGATGTATCTAGAACGTGCTCACCAACATAATAATCAGTAGTTGCATCAGCAATAGCCTTTACAATCTTTGCTTGACCAGGTTTACTACCTTTGATAAGAATAAATTCATTTTGTACTAGAGTTATTGCAGGTCCATCATTGAATGAAACTGTAGCAGCACCTGCTGTAGAACCAACTCTATAATATCCTGTTTGTACTGTTTGATATTCAGAAGCACCAGCAGCTACTGAATTAGTACTTAATACATTAAGAACTGTCATTGTCGTGTCTATGTAGATTCACCTTTATTTATATTTTTCAACATCTTTTGAAGCTCTGCAGTACTACCAACAAACATAGCATTAGTAACGTTTGTCGGACCCCTCTTTTCTTCCTTATCCAATTCTTTCATCTTACCTTGAAGATCTATTAATTTATCTGTTACATCTCCGACTGCTTTAATTGTTGTTGCAGCAACTTCATAAGCACGAGGATGATCTGAAGCTCGTGCCACATCAAGTATACCATCTACTGCCTCCTGTCCTTTCATTACTAAGTTATGTAGTTGAGCACGAGAAATCTCATAGTCCTGCTGTATATCAGGAGCCTCAGATTTCTTTTTGAGTGCTTTAGTTTCTTCTACATGCTTTTCAAGATCTGATGGTTCATCACCAAATGCTTTTTCAAGTCCATCAAAACTCATAATTAAATTGCCTCATCTTGACCGCTAATAGGATTGCGTTTCTTCATGTCAGTATACTCAGAGTATATCTCACCGAATCCAAAATCATCACTAGAATCTAGTAATGCTGCATCATCCTCATCTATCTTGAGAATAGCTGAACCGTTTGCATGACCAACAATTGATGAACCATTCCATCCTCTGCTGACATGGAGTGTGCTACCAACAACTCTGTTGACATGCATTACCTCAGTTCCAATCTGAATGTCATCTCCTTGAGCAAGAGATGCTACACTAGCAACAGATATAATTCCATCATTGATATCCATTGCAGCAGTAAGAGTAGTAAGTCCTACTCCATCCTGATCTGTTAATGCTTCAGGTGTAACTGTATATCTGCGTTCTCTTGGTGCTGTAGTTGTATTGACAGAACTGTAAGTATCTGTAATAGCCTTCTTGATAACCTTGCTGTCTGTAATAGGACCATATAGATAAGTCTTTGCAGTAAATGTTAGAGTGTATATAATTGCTCTACGTTGTGCGAAATCTCCTTCGTAGTCATCCTCATAATCGATGTTCTGTAAAACTATAGGAACATCTTTTGTTTCTCCTATTGTTGTTTGTAATTTAACTGAGAGATTATAATGAGGTTGAAAGTACGGAAGAATCTGTTCAATGATCTGTAATCCGTCATCTTGATTTTTTGATATAATTGCTAATTCAAACCCAATATTATAAGGGACTGGCATGAAAGCATTCTTATTTTCATTTACGTCCTTTTTAAATTTAATTTTCTGTGTTGGTGATACCTTTCTAGTAGGATCATAATTCACCCCATTTATCTCAAAGGATAATCTAGGAAGAGTTATTTGCACTCTCTTATTAGTAGGATCAGGATTTTGATCTAACCGTGCTAAAAATTTTTGCTTTGGACCATATGCCAAAGGAACTTTCATCACTTCATCAGAGCGACGAATTTCTATGTTATTAAATAACGTTCCGAAAGCCACAATGGTCTTACGAAAAATTTCATTGTATGAATAAGTTCCTAACATTAGATTGATACATCAGTTGAGCTTCCGACTGTTCCGAATGGGTTTGCCTCGGAGAAGTCTATAATATCGTTATCAGCAGTCTCAAAGTCATTATTTTGATCGTACTCGATATTTTTATTATCTATTGTATTATATGTAGCAGTTGTCCAAGATGCACTAGATGTACCCCCTGTAAGTGTTTCTGGTACAGAGAATGTACCAGAACGGTTGATAACGATGAGAGTCCTAGAAGCACTATCCCAAGACTTAACCTCAGCCGTAACATTTGATGATCCTCCAGTAACAGTTTCCCCAACAGTAAAGTCTCCATTTCCACCAGCTACAAGACCTACTGTAATAGCATTAGCAAAATTAGTCTCAATAGCATCAAGATCTGCAAGACCAGTATCAATCTCCTCATCACTGTACTCGAAGAGTTCACACTGACATTCCCAAACATATCCTTTACCTAACTGATAGAAAGGACGTTCTACTTCTACAAACTTAATTTCAAATAAATGTTTAGTTATAGGGAACCAAATTAAATCCCCTTCGTTGGGTCTTCCTTCGACATTGAGTACAGTCGAGTCATCAACCTTTTCTTTAAATTTTTCACG